TTGTACGCTCTGGTAAGGTATCAAAAAACCTATCTATAGAAACTCCCCAATCATTCATCTTCTTAGGAAGCTCATTCATGACCCAATTCGTGCCATTAACAAAATCATTATAATCTTGAAGGGCTTGTGTTTTGATCCTACCACCAACCGTTTTAGATACGGTTAGAATATCGTTGTAATCACTTTGGGCTTGTGTTTTAATTCGGCTTGAAATCGTGGATAAAGCCGTAGTTATATCGTTATAATCGTTTTGAGCCTGTAATTTTATGCGCCCACCGACTGTTTGAGCAATCGATAAAAGATCATTATAATCACTTTGAGCCTGTGTTTTTATACGTGATCCAATTAGAGAAAGACCTGTAGCTAGATCATTGTAATCTTTCATAGCCTGTGTGCTGATCTTTCCACTTATTAAACTTACTAAAGAAGAAAGTTCTGCATAATCCTTCTTAGCTTGATCAGCTATTTTCTTTCCTGCATCAGTCATGATCTGAACAAATTCTACCCAATCATTCTTAGCTTTACTCCATAATCCATCAATGAAATTACGGAATTTTTCACTATGCTGATAGGCTTCATATAAGGCTACACCCAGACCGACTAAAGCCGCTATAACTAAACCAATAGGATTGGCTAAAAGTGTTGCATTAAGGAAAACCATAGCTTTAGACCATACTTGCGTTAAAAATAATGCTCTACTTATTGGGTTCATCAAAATAGTTAGAGCAAATCGCATAGCATTAATAGCTGTAGTTACTGCCATTGCTACTTTTAACGTGACAAATGCACTCGCTAAACCTAATACAACAGGGGTAAATCCTTCCCATTGAACAATTGTTTTTACTATACCTGTGAGTTGATTAATAACAGGAGGAAGAACTTTTGCTACTTGAATAAAGGCTACAGCAATAGCCCCACCGACAACTTTAAATGTCGGCCCTAATCCAATCGCAATATCTAGCAAATTTTTAACCGCTGGTTGAAACTGTAGAATCCAATTCTTAGCTTCAATAACTCCATTTTTAATAGCATTAAAATAACCCATTATGGTATTAGCTTTATCTTTTCCAAAAGCATCTTGAAGTTGTGTGGAAGCTCCTTTTACATCTCCTTGTACAAAAGAAGTAAAGCTAGTCAATACAGGTAGAGCCGTTGCTATATCAGACTTTAAACGTTCAAATAAAGGCTGTGACATTGTACGTAAAAGAGTACCCATTGAATCTTTAGCATTAGAAATCATTCCATTAAAGGTTTTAGATTGTAAAGCCATACCCCCAGAATATCGTTCTCTCATAAGGGCAAATAATGCCTTATTGAAATTATCCATATCTGTGATCTGACCTTTAGCATTAACAATTTCATCCATACCCATTTTTTTAGATTGATCAATAATCATTTGTTTGGTAATACCGAATTCTTTTAAACGTTCTAATTCACCTGTTTGAGCATCAGCAACAGCTTCTACGGCTTGCATTAATGGTTTTCCCATTACTGCTGCCATATCCCCTGTATCTTTTAATACCTTTTGTGCATTCATCCCATATGAACTTAAACGTGTTGTCGCTTCAACAATATCAGGGATTTCAAAAGGCGTTTCCTGTGCGAATTTAGAAGCCCATTTCAACGTGTCCTTTGCCTTCTCATGACTTTTTAACACGACTGTTAATGTTTGTTCATACTGCTCCATTGAAGCGTTAGCCCCTATCGTAGCTTCACCGATAGCCTTTACTGATTCTTTCATACCTTCAAAGAGGGCTAAACCTGCCACAACTCCACTAGCAATACCTGCCGTTTTCTTTAAAAAGCCTGTGAATCCGGTTAATGTTCTTCTAGCATCTGAATCATCAGCCGTTATTCTGACCCTTGCCGATCCTACCTCTGCCATTAACTCACCCCCTTCTAAGAAGAATAAAAAAGCCCTCCACCGTTATGTAAGTGAGGGATTAATTTTGACTAGGTATCCACCATTGACCTTTTACGAACTCTGATTCTTCTTCCTGTTGTCCAGACCATTGTTCCATAGCCTTCTCATAAGATGATGGTAGAATATCTTCATAATTCTTGCCTTTATTCATAAGAGAATCAAACAACAATAAGAGACTTTTAAAACCTTCTTGTGTCCTTACTGTGCTTTGTTCCCATTGTTCCTTAAGGGCTTGTTGGTACTTCCTAAAAACCCAGTCTAAAGAATGATCTAATACATATTCTTCTGTATATCGAAAATGAGAAGAAACTAATTCAATCATGTTAATCCAATGATCTATTAATTCGTCCCAACTTCCTCCTGCTTCGCTTCCTCTTCCTTCACTTGGTTCTGTGCTTCTAAACGTTTCTGCTGAAGCTCCTGAGCCTGTTCTTGACGTTGTTTCAACCATGTTCCCAAGTCCGGCAGTTCCTTCTTGAACATCACTTTGTACAACTGACGGACTTGAGAAAAAGTTTTAGCTATATTCGTTTTCTCCGCATAAACAAGAATAATATCTAACATTTCATTGGGATCTAGAGCTAATGTATCTTCATCATCCAGATCTAAAAGAATTGAAAAGATACGAATTAATTGTTCTTCTTCAATACCTTCTAAGATAAGAGCAATTTTTGTTACATCATCTAATTCATTATTAGAAAGGATCTTTTGGGCTTGATCATAAATCTTTGATCCATCGATACCTAAAAACTTAACAACTTTAATAATCTTACTCATTGATAAACGTGGTACTTCTAAACGTGTTTGTCCATCCGTTAATACCACACGACCTAAAGTTTTATCTATATCTAAACGTTTTAATGCTTGTTCCATATATACCTCCATCTTCATATATACATGAAGGTGAACATGCAGGTAATCCTACACATTCACCTTCATATGAATCTTCATAATAAAGCTTTTCTTCTTGCTACGGCACGTTTCACTGCATTCATATAATTAGTGAATTCGGGAAGAATTGTATTCCTTCTTTGTGCCGCTGTATTCGTGCCAAAAAAAGAGGTACGCTGTAAAGTTGACATCTCCAACTGTACACCCATACCTCTACGTGTAACATTACAAATATTATCTGGTTCAGCACCTGCAATGCTTGACTCAAACGGTTCCTGTTCCCACGGTATGCCCGCAGCTGTAAACTCTTCACCTATGAGATTACGTAACTGTTCATCTAGCCCGCCTACTTTCGTATTTTTCACGCTACTATCTGAATACCCATGATAACTTACAGCTATATCATGTTGAGCTACTAAATTACGTGCATTAGGTTCATCAAAATGAGTAGAAGTAATATGCATATCACTATTACCTGTACTCAATTTAGCATCAAAAATGAAATAAGAATCTGTAGCATCTGCTGAGAACTCGGACAATTCAGAACATCCTGTCTCGATCCCTCCGCCGTGGGGAGTTAGATAGATGATCCCAGAAGAACCTTTTTTCAATCTAAGATCAAATTGAGTCCTCATTTTATATGCTTTTCTCAATTCACCAAAATTAGCATATAAATCAGCCATTTACATAACCCCCCATAAAGATATAAGACGTTGAAATGGTTCCTGATGTAGTTACGCTATATCTGATAAATTTATTACTACCCATCGGCATCTGGTAAGAAGCTCTACGATCCCTTATAAGATCCATACTTCCATAATCAGACCATGAAACCCCATCTGTAGAAACATCTACATCAACAGTTCCATTTTCGGTAGCTCTAAGAATAATAGATACTTCACTTGAATCATTAACGTTGATAGCAGGAGAATAATAGACCCCAGTAGAATCCTGAGTAAGACTAATTTCTAAATATTCTCCTGCGACACTAGGGAGTAGAAATTACTTGTTCAATTTCATAATAAACGTTGTCTTCTTGGCTTACCCCATTTCCATCAACAGGGAAGGCTGTGAGATTCAACGGAATAGTTCTTTTTCCCTTTTCAAATGATTGATCTTTATCATCACCCGCAACCTTACATTTTCGGATAACTGCCATGTATAAAGATCCATCTTTCTTCTGACTGATAAGAGCAACCGTGTATTCAGGAATATTCTGTGGTGTACCATATCCAATACGGCGACTTCCTAATTTAGTGATAGGACGAACCGAACCTGCTGTAGTATAAGCATTAGTTAATGGCGTTTCTAAATACAAAGTGTTTCCCTGTACACGATTTACTTGTTTTGTCTCGACCTTTCCACCTTCTGAAATTTGCACAAAAGATCCTGCTGTAATTCCAGAAGACGAAGTAACGGCAATAATCGTAGCATTGATAGCACTTGAAGCAGTCATAGTTGTAGCCGTTCCAAGTGTTGGGGGAGATTCAATAATCGTTCCACCAATTAAAGCTAATTTACGATTTTCAACCGTATTTTCTGCTAAACTTGTTTCTAACGAATGCGACCATCCAGTAATATCTGTATCTACACTTCCTACCTTCTGATCAACTTCAAAGTCATCAGAATCATAGCCTCGTGTAGTTGTGATTCCATCTGTTGTAGCCCCTACATCACTCCACGGAGAAACTAAATCATAAGGATCTGTAAGGCTCATGACCTCTTCAATACTCTCTGGGAATGTGCCATCGTAAGGCTTCACGACTAAACGACCTGCACCGCCGACAATATTATTACTATTAACACGATAAATATCTGCCATTATTCCTCAACCCCCTCAAATTCCCATCTGTCATAAGCTAAAAGACGTTCTGCTTCTGCCTTAGTAATATCTCCACTATTTCCCCCAACTGTGAGAGTTTGACCAGGGAGAATATCAATAGCATCTTTACTTTCTGCATCACGTTCAAAACGAAGAATAGTAGAACCACTATTTTGATCAACTGGTCCAATCACTTTAACTTTTGTAAGGGTAGTCTTAGTCGTGCTTTCATTTGAAGATTTCTTGCTCTCAGCCATTCCTAAAACCTCCTATAATTTATTGTTCTAAATGCTCCATCCTCATATAACACCAAGCTTCAAACTTGCCTGTATCATCATCTTTAGAGGCAATAGGAGCCGTTTCTTTTTCAATCCATAAAACACGCAAACCGACAATATTAGCACCATAACGTTCTAACAAATTCATAGCCTTTATAACAAGCTTCATCGCTGTTATATCATCGTTAGCCCTTGCTAATAATTGAAGTCGAGTATAATCACTTCCACCCATATTACGAACCAGAACAGCAGGTAAAACAGGCGTTGAAGGAAATGAAGATCCATAGACCTTTTCATCAATCAAATCATCTATAAACTTTCTAACAAGTGGCACTACATCCAGATAATCGATCATCTGTACTCACCTATTTCAAAATGACTTTCTTTCACTTTAGAAGTTAGACATTTTTCACAATAATAACGGTCTACGACTTTCCATTTTAATCTCATATTCTCACCAGATACCTTAAACTTACTGGTATCTAAATGACGGTATCTATGCATACAAGGCGCTTTATAATAGGGTCTAGAAGAAGGTGGTGGTGATGGTCTATACTCCATCTATAAACCTAAGATCCTTTTAACTTGTGTTTCTGCCACACGTTCCATTCTTTCTTTCCCACGATCTAAGCCCCTTGCCATGATTCCATACCGTTTTTCTAAAGGCTCGGCATAACGAACATCAGCACCTATATCTAAGTTTGTTTCACTTGCCCCTGATGTCATATCATATATAGGGTTTGATGGCGTACCTGTTGAATAACCAATTGAATTAACATAAAGCCCTGTATCTATATGATCCTCTTCTGTAGTAATGGCTTTTGCTGTATCTGCGAATACCATTCCTGCCGCTTCAACAGCCTTATTTCTTGCTTCTTTCAACTTAGAAGGAGCTACACGGTTAAACCATTCAAACGTTCTTCTGTCCATTTCAATACTAAATTGAACATCATTCTGTCTTCTGGCCATAATCTCACTTCCTTCTCAATGTAAGCTCATAATGATGTAACTTCTTCAATGAATAAATGGGCGAAATATCGACAACAGAAAAAGAACCCTGAATAACAGGGTTTCCTTCCAGATCCACGATATTTAAAATGGTTGTACCTAAATCCACTTGAAACTTAGGGTGAAGAAATAACATAGAATCTATGACTATATCCGTTCCTGTATCATCGGGTACAGAACGAAATTTAGGTTCATCTAACTTGCACGGCACATTCATGTTCTCAATGTCTGTTACAATATCCCTTCCATATTCATCTTGACCTGTTACTTCCCCACCTATTAACAAAGTGCATCTATGATTCAATAATGATTTAAACCTCATGAATCACCATTCCTAACAACAAAGAAAGCACCACTTTTAGGCGAATATCTCAATGATCTTAGTATTCCATCTAATTCATCGTTCCCTGTTTCCTCACCAATCCTAGCCTTATCTTTATTAAAAGTATAAGAGCCTAACTTCACACTATCATCATGAGATATAGCTTGTTCTTTTGTCTCGGGAAGATCCCAGTACCAAATATACTCAACTAACAAAAGAGTGGCGATTTTTAAATCTTGTTGAATAGATTCATTTGTTGTGTTTAATAGATCATTACGTTTCGTAGCCCTTCTGATCCAAGCATCAGCACGCAACATATACCCATTTAACGAATCATTATCAAGCCCTGCCACCTCATCAAAGGTGGTTAGGGCTTTTAATTCTTCCAATGTTAAGAACATAGATCATCACGCCTTAACAATGAAGCCTGATTGAATACGAGCAATTAAATCATTACTAGGATCTTCTGGAAGCTCCTTTTCTTGATCTCCAACTAAAGTAAATCCCGGCTCTTGATAAGAAGAGTCGGGATTAGCTAATTTATATTTACCACTTGAAGTTTCTTGGTTTTGTGCTGAAGCTTCTTGCTTTTCTAAAGCATCTTTTTCAGCATCATTTAACTTTACTTCCTCATTGCTTTCAACATCTTTAGCACTTGCAGCAGTAGTTTTTTTATTAGTAGCCATTCTTTAACCCTCCCCTATTATCGTGCCGTGTCTAGTGTTAGAACCAAACGAGCATCTTTTTCAAAAGTAACAAATTCTGAAATCTCTGTTCCATAAGATCCTTCAACCTGTGTCTTAGCTGAACGCTCACTCTCAACGCCAAATGGTTTTCCTTCATAACGAACTAGAGCATAATCAGTATCAACTAAAACAATACGATTATCAGGAACTTGTGAAGAAATAAATGGTGGAGAATTCACAACATCGGCAAATTGACCATTTTGTAATTCATTTCTATAAATATAGGCATCTCCATCACGTAAAGTCGTGATACGATAAGCCGTTTCAAGATTCATGATAGCGATTTTAGGGCTGAATCCCATTTCTTGCTCCATGAAAGCAGATCCATAGAAAATATCAGATAAAGAAAGATCCCCTGCTGTAGCGATTCCTAATGATCTAGGAGCATCTTCACCTGTAGGGAAATAACCATTTAACAAACGTTGAACGGCTACATTTTCATATTGTCGCCCTAATTGTCGCCCTAATTTACCTAACCAAAGACGAACCATGTCGATGTTAGCGCGCTTGGCTTCATCTGTCCATTCGATTCCTCTTCCACGTTTTGACATTTTTATGCTATTGTCTCCTAATTTAATAGTTCCCACTGGAATAGGAGCACCTTGACCAACGTCACGAAGTTCGTAGTCATCTGCATCATCTGCATCAAGATAATAATATTGTTGGCTCAACTGATCTGAATTTACAGATGAAGCAACTAAAGCCTGCCAATTAGATCCTCTTTCCCATCCTTGACGAAGCCCAGATTCTACGATGGCATTAAAAAGGGGCTTAGTTCCATCATTTTCGAGAAGCTCCCTTGTGGAAATTTTCCCGATTTCAGATGGATCATAGCCCAATGCACGAATGACATCTTTTGTAGTTAAACCTTGATCTGCAAGGTAACGTTTATAATGATATGATGAAGCAGTTTCAGCCGCCTTTGAACCTTGTTTCTGTCCAAAATCTCGTTTGAAATCTGAACCTGTAGGAAGCTGAATTGTTTTATTAGCTCGGTTTTTTACTTGTAAGAAATTCAATCTCCTTACCTCCTTTTAAATTTATGGTAATGCTACTTCTACATAACTTCTTGCAGTGTCTACATAAAGAACGAAACTATCATTAGCTGTAGCAGCAGTACGAACTCCACCTGTTCCATCAGCTTCAACAGAAGAACCGATAGTAGGCGCTGTTCCTGTATACTTCATTTTTTGAACACGGCTAAAGCCGAATACCCAAACGCCTAAAGGCGTGAAAGGATCTGATACGGGATGTTTAGCAATCATTTGAACAGCAGAACCAGCAGTAGCAGGTACGGCATGATATGGGCCTGTTGTTGCAAATGTTAAAATATCATCTGTATCAATTGGGTTCGTTTCGGATGCCGTAGGGCATGTAACGGTTAAACTTAATCCATAACTATCAGGTACTTGACCACCAACTCTAGGCATTACTCTTCACCCTCCTTAAAGAAATCATCTTCATCTGGATTGATCTTGAATGATGCATTATCTCCACGATCTTGATCATCTTGATCATCTTCTAGATCACCTTTAGTTTGGCGACCTGTCACGAAACGTTCTTTCGCTAAACGCTCGTATGAATCAATTTCATCTTTGATATGATCAATATCACCAGATAAAGTAAGCATTTGACGATAAGATTCAGCATTAAATGTGTCACCTTGTGCCTTAACACGACTAGCGACAGCACTATCAATCACATCTGCTAAATAACGTCTGCCTTGTTGGGCTTCACGCTTTAACTGACGAATAGCTTCTGGCTTAGAGAATTCTTTCCCTAACTCATTTCTTAATTCAATATCTTCTGGTTGGCGAAATGGGTCGCCCTCTTCCGCTAAGATGTCATAAATGACAGCTTTTTCTACTTTGTTTTCTCTAATCGCTGAACGAATATCATCTAACAAACTGTTTCTAGCTTGTGCTCCCATATTGTTCTGTTCCTCCTTTGTATCTCGTTTTTGATTCGGTAAATAAAAAGAACGTCTCTTCTTCCCATCATTGATACGGGTTGAATAAACGTTCTCTAATTTCTCAACATAACTATCTTCTAAATCACCTTGACTATAGAACGCTCTAGCCTTTTCAGCATATTTACCAAAAATACTAGCGCCCGGCGTTGCTCCTTTATAAACGGTGCTGACCTCTCTTAGTCTTGCGTTCACAATCCACGCAAAAGTCATTCTTCCATTTTCGTCTTCCATACCAGGGAAATGGGTACATTGAGGATCAAATAGATCTTTACCACATGAAGAACATTGATATTCAGAATCAGAAAATCCAACTGACATATCACGCTGAATTCCTGTCACAATAGCTCTAATGGCTTGATCTGTATTCGTTCCATTCACTACCACGTTTCGAGGGATATAGAAATCACCATTTACTGATGTAACAAAGTCCTCTCTATTCTGAACTAATTCCCCACCAAATGAACGACCATAAGGCGACTGTGTAATGTCATGACCATTCATAAGACTAACGCCACGTTCTAGATCCTCAACATAGTTAGGAAGGGTTGTGTTCGGGTCCATTCTTGTCATATATGAATCTAGGCGACTATTTGAAATCACCCCACGAAATGGGAAGACTTCACTTAGATCTCTAAACGGCTCCATAGCATGACGGTTAATGGATTCTAAAACTCTTTGTGCTTCATCCTGTGGTACAGCAGAAGCATCTAACCTCATAGGAATCTCTAAAAGTGCATCCAACATATTCACCTCCCTTCAAATCTTGAAATTTACATATAAAATTGTAAAACCACCCATAAAATGAGTAACAGGATCAAGATATAAGCTATATACATAGATATAACCCCCTATCTATCGAAATACTGAACATATAATAACTTCTGTTCAACGCTTAAAATCCTTACTTTCTTAATCTCTATTTGATTAGTTTTATGGTACTCACTTAAAAAAGAAACAATCTTACTTTGAGTACCGATATTTAAAATAGCTCTCACAGTTTCGCCACAAACCTTATAATCGACCATATGAAACAGTTTCATGGTTTTACATTTCCTCTCCCTCTAAGATACGTTCATACCAGCAACGGCAATTTATACAATTTGATGCCGATGCGCCTAGTGAACTATCAGATGGGAACATTAGATATTCCATTTGACCACTTCCATTAGCGACTACAAACGGTTCATCAAATGCCACGACTTGACCATTAGCCCCTCTATGACCTGCTCTAGTTCGTTCCTGTAAGGCTGATCTCCACCGCTTGCCTATAACTATTCCACTCTGCTGATCTCCGAAATACTGACCACTACGAGAAGCAGAAATAATTTCAGTTCGAGCAATGGTTGTAGCACGAGAAGGACTAAAAGCATAAACACGGCTCAATTCATCAACAGCCGTTTTTATAGTCAAATCCCCATCATAGACAACATCCCACAATGTCTGTAGAACATATTCATCTGTAACCCCTTGAATTAACTGGGCTTCTCTTAAAGATCTTTCTTGAATCCAACGTAAAAGGCGTGTATCACGTTCGTTAAAAAACATACCTACATCTAGATCTTCTAAAGTTGCTGATCCTGACATAATAGCCGCTTCCATCATCCACTCTCTGGCAAGATCCCTAACTTGATCAATTTGTTGTTCAGAATCATATATAATGTTTGCCATCACCCAAGACTGGAAAGAATGGGGAGGTGAAGGTGTTTCATCCTCACGACAAAAAGACTTCAAAGAACGCATATCTGTCAGAACTGTTGTAGGTAGTTTCCCTGCGTTTTCAAGTCTCTTAATATATTTATCTCTTTGATCATTTAAAAAGCGAGAATAGGCGTTTCTGGTTCGTGTGGTAAGCTTTGCTAAATCATTAGCCCAACTTACATTTAATTCAGAAACAAATTCATCTTTTTTAACTCTTAGAGAAAAATAGTCTTTTTTTTTTAGACTTCTAGAAGTTTGATCATCTTCTTGTGTAACTCCACCTTCATCTGTACCTGAATCTTTACCTGAATCTGTAGGTGCAGGTTCATATGCAGGTGAACTTTGACTAATTGGCTCACTAACAGCCTTATGATTGACCATTTCTAAAGCCGCTTCATCGTTATCTATCCAACCTTGTTGGTATTGAAGAATCTTAGTATTGGTTTCAATCTGTTCAGCTTCTGCATCAGATTTACGGTCAGTAACTTGAATTTCATCAAAGGTTAAAACAGCACTTCCTTGAATTCCATTGATCTGTAAAACAACATTGTAAGCACGTTCTAAAAGGCGTTTAATACCTCTTTGAATGGATTCAATACCCTTAACATAAATCTGCCACTGAATCGTTCCGTGCGTTTCTGTTGTTCCTTCATTTCGACCTAACAAAATAGGTAACTGCTTCAATCCTGTAACTATCTGCTGATTAATAACATCGATAACCCTAGAAATATCTAAGTTGCCAGAAGAAGAATTACCCCCTGCCATTCCTATCTCCACTGAATCCGTGTGAAAGAAATCTGCATCTGGTTCTAGATCATTCATTTGATCCTGAATCTGTTGAATATAATCTTGTACATAAGATCTAACAGCTTCTGGGCCTTGATATTTAATATCATCGGGCATGTTTTCAACTATCGATTCTTCCAACACTTTAATATCAAAACGTCTATGTCCTTGGTGATGTACCACTTTCCTAAGATCCTTTAGAATCTCAATTTGAAAGAAGACAATCTGCAACACGGGTAGAATAGGGCTCCTTCCGTGAGGGTCAGAAATCTCTGGGTCAAAAGGGTAGAAGAAGACTGTTTCTGGATTCAATACTTTAAACGTTCCATCAATCTGCTTCTGTACCAACTCAATTACGCCTGTTTCCTTATTCTTTTTGAAATCTAAGGTAGAAGGATCTACAGCATGAATATCTTCTATATCCTTCAATCCTTCCTGTATTTCAACTTCTAAGGCGATAGCTCCCTGTGTAAAGGAAGTTAATAACAGAACGTTAATTAATTGATCAGTACCCCCACCATATAACTTACCGACTTGTTTAGCCTTTTCATTTAATAGTTCAGTCGCTTTCTTATCGACCTTTCCATTTTTGGTATACACTTCAACCTCATGTCCTGAGTTGGCGAGACGAAGGAAATTCCATATAGCCATTGATGCATCTGGTGAAAGATCCCTTATGATTTTAAGACTTTCCATAACGTCCTTACTTTTATATGAATCTCTAGGAATAACGCTCATATCATACCAATTGAAGGGCTGTTCCCACTTGTCATACGTTTGTCTTCCACCTGTATTAACTGGACGAATAGAAGCCCTTGCCGAAGCATTTACAATTTGGCGAATATCATAGTCTATTCGTTTCTTATTGAAGCTTAACCAATCCCAAAATGCCACATTATCACCCCCTTATTTTCGTTTCTTAACTCCACCCATCACAGGACTAACAACACGTTTTGTGTCTTTCATTTCGTTTAGGATGGATAATGAAGCACTACACACATCGACCTGATCCTTAGTATTTCCTTCTGGGAAAGCAACAATTTCATCTAAGAAATCATTAATCCAATCTCCTTGAACAAGAAAGATGTTTCCTGCTTCTGCCGCCGCTGCTAATGGTCTAGCACGTTCTTCTTTCTTTCCTGTTGGTCTATCCCCATAGAAAGCAAATCCATTTAAAACCTTACGTCTATAATGATCTATGGTATTTACACCGCTACTTCCCGGCTCTTGCTCCATCCAGATAGGCACACCAACACGATCTATTTCTGCCGTTTGCCTTATTAACTTCTCAACAGATAAAGGCGATAATTGAACACGTTTCATGTCTAAGATCCAATACTGCCCTTCCTTCATTCCCATCAATACCCCTGCTGTATGAGCACTTTGTTTAGTCGTTTGTGAAGAATCAGTAGAAGCTAAATCCCAATAACGAATTAACTTAAGATCACTAGGGTAATCCTGAACGATTTTAAACCAATGACGTTTGAACATTTCCCCATCTGGCATAACATCCCAATCACCATATCTTAGTTGCCTGCGCTCTACCGATGATAGTTGAGCTAAACTTTCTTCATATTCAGCCATATCTAAGAAGGGATTATCTTCTAAGGTAGCAGGAACAAACACCCTATTCTTTTTCATACCTTCAACAATAAAACGCTGTTTAACCCATTCATGACCTCTACCGCCGGGATTAGAAGCAACCCTAGCCCGAATAGGCACTTTAGAACCTTGTAATCTACGTAAACGAGAAAAAAGGTATCTATATTGTGATTCATCGAATTGACTTAGTTCATCGAATCCAACAAATTGATATTCTGAACCTTGATAGTTAAACTTATCATTTTCACTCGCTAAATAAGCGAAAGTCAAAGTAGCCCCAGAAGGGAACTTCCATTGTTTATTTGATTCACTCCATTTAGCATCTGTTCCATCTAACCATTGATGCGCCCTATCAATTAATGCCCCAGGGAGCTTAAGATCTTTATAAGTCCTTCTGAATAAGATAGCCGCATAATTGGGTTCATCTACGTATTGAAGTGCCGCCATTAATAAAGCATCAGACTTTCCACCGCCTGCCGCTCCACCATACAAGGCTTCTTTATCCTCTAATAAAAGAAACTCGGCTTGCTTTGGTGTTGGGTGATGGGGAATATACTTGTTTTCAATAATGGTAGCTTGCATGATAGCCTTTAATCTTGATATATTGGGCTTCTTTTTCGTGATCATTCTAGATCATCTTCGCTATCCTCACCTAAACTCATAGCACGTTGAGCTACTTTTTCATAAGCATCTTGATATTCTTCAATCTTATGAGTAATGCTATAATCTTTCTTTTCTGTAACCTCACCAGAATGATTAAGATCTGCCGAAACTTTTTCTTTTCTGCCCCATCGTTCAGGGAATTTTCGTTCAAGAAAAGTCATAGCAGCCTGCCAATTTCCTTCTTGTGCCGATTTCCTCACTATATTCACATTACTTATTTCAGCAAAGGATTCAGCACTTTTCATTTCCATGTAGAACTCTCTCTTTAAACCACTTTTAGCTTTTTCTCCTTCTGCCATCCATCGATACCAAGTAGATTTATGTATACCTAGATACTGACAAACCGTCTCGGTATAATTTCCTGCTTTCAGAAGAGTAGAAGCTTCTTTGATTAAATCCTGTGTCAACTTCATTTTTCTTCCTGCCATTTCTCCACCCTCTTTTTATAGCGTCTTAAAATTCTCATAATAAAAAGGCATACAGAACACTTAAGAATGCTCTATCTGCCTTTAGATTCCTTTCAATGGTACTTTTACTTTCGGGTCAACATCTTTGTTAACATCATATTTAACAACCTTTGAACCCCATTTTTTAGCCATGATTTCTAGTTGCTCTAATTCCGCTTTCTTAGTGCGGTAAGAGACAACCCCACCCGCTTTATTGAAATGATTCACAACATAATGAAACTTATTGAATCGTAGGATCTTATGATATTTCTGTAGAACTTGTAGGCTCATATCATAATCTTCTTTCAAATAAACTCTTTCATCGTATCTTAACGGATTACTGCAGAATGCCTGAAATGGGCCCAGACAAACCGACAACATAGAAAGAGGTGCATATTCTCTATAAAACTTAGGATCTGACTGTACATTTATTCCCCACATAACAGTTCCAAGATCTCTGCACATCTGAAAGCCATTCATCAACAAGTTATCCACTTGATCCACATCTAACCTAATTGGTTTACGGTTTTCAACCATTCCAATGTATTCATAATCATCATCTACAATCGCCATGTTTCCATCACACATATCAGAAAAATGATCCATGATATAATTCCGCTTCTTAACTATGTTTCCATCACCTTCATCTGGGATCGGTAACAATTCACAGCCATTTGCATAATCATGTTTCTTATACTCTTCATACTGACTTTCAGGAATGACAATCTTTGCATTTCTAAATACCTTGTCACTTGTTACTTGCCCCGCTCGCTTATAAGAGATAATAAACACTTGATACTTCATTAATTCATTCGGTCAAGTATGTCAGATCCTTTGACTACTCGCCCTATCCCCTTTCTTTCATAACCTTCTCGGCTATCTATAGCCGCTTTAGTTGAGATTCCAAATTTATCTTTTGCAACTTGCCAATCCATCGAATTGTCAAAATAGAGAACAATATAATTATGTTCTTCCATCAATTCCTCGGTGAATTCCACTTCTGGACGTTCAACTTCATCATCAGCAAATTTGTTCATAAGCTTTTCAATTTCCCCATCATCAAAACCTGTTAGCTCAATATCAAATTCACCTGTATCAATTTCGATTAATAAATCTTTTAATAGTTCTTCATCCCATGTACCAGAAATCTTATTTAATGCTAGGTTTAATGCTTTTTCTTTAGATGGTTCAAGATCCACCACAGATACATCAACTTCTTCATAGCCTAAATCTTTTAGTACCGCTATTCTTTGATGCCCTCCGACTACATAACCTGTTTTTTCATTCCATACAATCGGATCCGCATACCCAAATTCTTTAATAGACTTTCTTAGCTTTTCATACTCTTTGTCGCCCGGCTTTAGCTTTTTTCGTGGGTTATATGGTGCAGGTACAAGATCATCAAGTTTCTTTGTTAAAACTTTCATCAAATCCCCCTTAACATAAAAAAAGGAAAACATTCATGTGAACGTTCTCCTTCTCATTTATATGAACATGCATGTATCTATACATGTGCTCCTACACATCTACATGCACATGCATGTACACATACATGATATTAAACAATGAAAAAACCGCCACACAGGACGGTTTTCATGGGTCTCTCACGTTTCGTAAATCACTATGGGGAAATGATTTACTACTAACATATTAACATTGATTTCCCTTAAATCTGTTTCAATTTCGTGCATGATATGTGCTGTTTATATTCCAAAGGGTAAATTCATTCCTTTAGGCAAAACCCATATATGATACATATTCGCTTCATCCACCAATTCAGATTCTTTAGGAAAGACTTCTATAGCCGTGTATTCTTCACCAAAGATTTCATTCTTGATCCGCTGTTTCTCTTTCCATGAAATATCAGTACCAGAAATATTTCTGATAGCTGCATGTTCAACTGGTCCCCAATCTGTAACAACAGTTCTGATCAAAATAGAATACTTTTTATTGCTATATGCTCTATCCATTTCACCAAACCAACCAGCCCCAACGTTTTCCTGTTTAGGGCTAGTTTGTTTAATCCATTCTCCTTCTTTACCAACATCACGGCTTAACCTTCTCCGCTCCGCTCTGTTCATTACGCATAGACTCCACGTTTTTTAGTCTTTCTCATATGTTCGATAACCTTTTTATAGGCTTCTTTTGTTTCATCATCGACCGCTAATTGTTTACTAGATGCTAATTCATTTATAACACTATCATCATCAAATTTTGGTTTATACTCTCGAAGTAATAACCCTTCTTCCATAGCAAAGGCTTCTAATGCTGTGTTTTCATCCCATCCCTTTACTTTTCTCCACTCCATAGGTATTACAAATCTGCCTAATTTATCTACGTTTCTCACAATGCCAATTGGTTTCATTTCTTTTTCCTCCTAAGATATTAATCTAAATCTGGTAATCCTTCTTCAACAATTTCATCTAACAATGTAACCATACCCTTCACAGAAGAAGGTTCTAGCTTTTTAAATGCTTCTAAAACGGCTGTAGCCAATTCATTAAATTCATCAATAGTTGGATTGGTAACACTTAAAGTGGCTACAAACCAATCACCCCGATCATCTTTTTTATAAATTAATTCAACATCAGCATAATAAAGATCTACTCTGCCCTTCTCTAGATCCTCTCTCCACTTTCTAGAGAAAAGACAAAATAATAATTCATCCTCTGATTGTCCTGCTCTTACTTCATACCAACCTAATTTTTCAGTCATACTTTACCCCCTAATAGATTAAAAGATTTCTAAGATTAATTAAGAACTTGGCTTTTACCTTGTCACGCACTCCATAGATCCCTCTTCTGGAATAACCTAACTTCGGCATGATCTGTTCAATTGTCCATCCTTTAAAATAACGATACTCAACAAATTGAAGTTCTTTTTCATCTAAGGCACTTAAGGCATTTTCGATAGATGAAATAATGTTGTCGTATTCAAGGATCTCTCTTTGAATGGCTTCGGATAATTCAGCTCTTTCAATGGCGAAATCTTCAGTAGTTGATTTAAAATTCATAGTTCCAGAACTTCCTTCACTCAATCTAAAAGCCGTGGTCACTTTAGGAAATAACCGGTTATATTGTGCCTTTAGATTTTTTAAACCAGATACATAGATGTGATAATCCTTTAAATGTTGTTCAATAATTGAAAAGTCGTCTGCATGTACTTTTAAAATTGCTGTCAATTCTTCCATCTCCTTTAGCTATTTTTCTACACCTTTGCTACGCTTCCGCTAGGGTAAGTTTAAACATTTGAGATAATCCAAGAACACACCACGTTCCCTTCTCACTAAAGGACAATTCATCTTAAACCATTCATAAGGAATAGACTTTCTTCCACCTTTTAAGGAATCATTCCACCATTTTAGAACCTGTTCTATGCTTATAAGGTATACCTCATATCGCTTTTCAAAATTGATTAAAAAGAAACTTATAGCGCCTTGATCCTTCCATTTTCGGAGGATTTCTATTTGATGGGGCTTTATATTTCTTAAAGGAAAAGACGTTCTACTGGTCGTATTCTTCGCTTCAAATGCTAAGGATCTTCCATGACACACTCCAAAAAAATCAACAAATCCTTTCGACTTTTTGAAGCCCACGATCCTATTGCCTATTTCCTTAGAAATCTTAATTTCAGGATGTGATTTTTCAACCTGCGCCCATCCTCTCGAATCATAGATCATATTGCTACGTATAATCACTGTTTCAAAAGCTTCTCCCCTATTTGCATAGCTTTGAGCCATAACATGCCCCTTTCTTTTTATGAAAAGGCAATGAGAGAACCCATTGCCCCCTAACCTTATTCGATAACATCATAATCCGCTTCAATATCTAATACACCATCGTCAGCAGTCATATTCTTTACAACCTTTTCATCACTAACTAAAGCTCGTGCTAATTCGATTGATTTAGGAGCATATTTCAAAGCAGATAATAAGACCGTTTTCTTGGCCATACTATCAAAACTCTTTTTCCAAGCACTTTTAGGATTGTCATGACCTTTCGCATATTGCTTCATATGACGGATAATCTGTTCACGTGTCCACACTTCAAAATTCATACCACCATTCAATAAATGATAGACCGCATAATAATGCGTTGGTTCTCCCTGTGGATCATCCGCTGGCTTATGTTTAATGTACATGTTTGTTCCTTTTTCATACTCCCATTCATCATTTGCATAACGAGCATGAGCATAGATATTCATATACTCTTTAGAACGATAAGCTAGGTCAATAACTCCCTGATAACCAATCTGAAAACAAACATATCCATCACGTGGTATTAAATAAGCTAATCCTAAAGGTGTATTAGGTTCTAACCCTAATTGAGTTGCTTGCATTAATGCTCCTAAGAAACTAACAGGTGCACAATTTCGCAGATCATGATTATTTTTATAAAGATTAATAGCAAGTTGAGTTACCCTTTCAACTGTTAAATGGGATGGTAAAGCTCTCTCAATAGCAGGAGCCATTCTTCCCATTAAATCCTCAATTGTTTTACCTGTTTTAACTTGCTGAGGTTCTTTATTTTGAGGTACAGGAGCATTATTAGCCCCTGTATTCTGTTTTGTTTCCGCCTTTTGTTTTAACTTATCTCTTGTACTTTGAGTTTGAACTGCCATATTGTCTCTTCTCCTTTTTATCCGCTAATTGTAAATCTTCTTGTTTTGCCTTTTTTAACGTACTTTTCAAAAATTTCAGGATGATCACGTTCTAAAGCCTTTTTATCAAATCCTGTAGTAGCCGCTTCTGACCATTTCACTTTAAGTTCCCTTTGTTTATCTAGATCAATTACTTGTCCTACCTGGTATTCACCTAACATAGATTTCAGCTTGTTCTTTAGAGATTCTTTTTCATCCTTAACCGCTTTTTCTTGTTCAGTGAAAGCTAGATACTCTTCTACCAGATACAAAGCTTCTTTCGGTAACTCCTTAACCTCTTCTTTTTTCTTCATTGCTGATGCAGGATAAAGAAAGTCAAGGATCTCACCGCTTCCCTTTGATCCATCTGGTTCAGGTGGATTAAGCGCTAATACGTGATTCATCCAGAAATCTTTTTCTAATTCGATAAGAGAAGCAATTAATTCATCGTCTCTTTCTACATAGAATTCTTTATATTTGTTTCCACCAATCAGAACAGCAAAATAACAGAAATTGAGATTTAACACGCTTAAATAATGCTGGCACTGTATGAGGTAATCTTCTGGAATCTCTTCTTCACTCCATTCACCTAACCGCCATTCATGAGAAGTTTTAATTTCTAATACTCCCCAACCCTTTTGAGGATGAAAAACCAAGCCATCCACATTAGCGATCATGAAAGGATATTCAATCGATTGCCACATAATATAACTTTGCTTTACCTGTAATTCGGGATGATTATCTTTGAACTTATCCCTAACTATAGGTTCTTGTCTTATGCCCCATTCAGCCGCTTCTGATATTTCACTTTCTTCACTGGGTTCAACTTTGTCCATGTACACATTAAGGGAACTTTTCCACTTATTCAGACCTGCGATAGCAGAAGCATCGGAGCCACCGATACCTCTTCTACGCCAATCTAACCAATCTTTAACGCTTAAACCTCTAGTGTTTACTAACTTTTTCGCCTTAGTTGTCATTTTTTTCTCACCTGACTATTGCAGGGCTAAATCACTCGTGTTATACTCTCCTTAGAACTTAACGAATCAAATAGCCCGCCTTAGTTATTTGATTCATGCTATATTGTCTTTTAAAGAAGATTTGCTTTCGCCGAGCAAGTCTTTTTCCTTTTTATAATAAGCTTCTAAACATTCATCTAACTTGTGAATATATTCTTCACCAGCTACTTCCGACTCTACATATTCTTCAGTAACATCTATTTCTAACCCACAACCACAACACACTAACAATTCTTCACTTTCTGGTTCTTCATAAATACGAACTTCGTTATACTCATAAGGTCCCTTCACAGAAAACCGATCTAAGCTAGCAGCCATTTTAGAACTCACCCCCTTTAAAGGAAAATGATCTAAAATGATTATTTAATTTTTTCATCTTCATAAAACCTCTTCATATCGAATTTTAATATTTTAGCGATCTTATACGCTGTAACCCCTGATGGAGTTCTAATTCCTTTTTCAATTAAACATATATACGACTCAGAGACACCAACTTTTTCAGCAAATTCTTGCTGATTATAACCTGCTTGACCTCTAAGTTCTTTCAACCAAAATCTCACTTCTTAACCTCCTAAAAAATTAACTTGCTTTCTTACTTCACACTTTGTAAACTTATAACTATATATTATCACATAGCGTGAACAGGTCAACAGGAATACACAATATGAAAAGTTTTTTTTAATTACTTTACATGCTAACCTTTTAATTAATTTTACTTATTGTGTATTATGTTTATAGATACTATAATTTTAAGGTCACAATTAGGGCATTTCAGGACATTTTAATACTTAAAACTAATTTTTAGTTCACGCTAGAGAAAATTTCAAAGTTAATAAATTATAAATTTGGGTACTCTAAACGTGAAGAATAATTTATATGGGGGCGTTTTATAATGCAAGATAAATTATCACAAGGTAATAGAGAACTAACTGGTAAACGATTAAAAGAACTAAGAATAAAACATAATTTAAAACAAGAAGATATAGGTATCAAAGTTGGGATGTCTAATACTACCATTGCTAACTATGAATTAGGGCTTAGAAATCCTAGAAAAGATACTTTATATAAGCTTGCTGATCTATATAATACTTCTGTAGATTATCTTTTAGGACTAACTGATGATCCTCTTAAATCTTCAAATGAACCTAAAGATCTTAAGAACATAATGTTATCAAAAGATATTACTTATGATGGAATAGTCCTAGATGAAGCTGATATAGATATTGTTACATCTATTCTAAATAGAATTACAAGAGCTAAATAATTGCATTATTCAACATAACATCTAATCCATACGATTATATATTTAGATACTCATTCTGAATTTTTATATATTATTAAACGCTCATGCTTATTTATGGATAATTTTAGATTAAATAGCTTATTTTATATTTTTAGATGAAATATAAATCTAAATAGAGAATTTGCAGGATAAAAGCATGGTTTGAAACCATGCTTACCCCCTTTTTATATTCTCTTAAATCCAGTTTTCTGGATTTCAGCATTAAATTCTCTTCCTAATTTAGAAGCATAAGCTAAAGCTAAATTCCTCTGTCTTCCTTCAAACTTACGTTGATGACTAAATTCACCATAAACCTTATTCCCATTCTTTTGAATTGAATCTATGATAGGTTTTTTAGCTAAACTCACAAAAAATTCTATACGATGAGTAGAATAATTCTCTTTTCGATCCAGAAGGACAACATACTTAAATGCTGTCTTCTGGATTTTTTTAATTTGATCATTCATATTCTGAATATATTGCTCATGTTTCTGAATTGCTTCTTTGCATCGGTCTATATCTCTTTCTGCATATCTTATACGATCTTCAATAACCTTCACATCATAGATATGTTCAAAATCATAAGTAGACATATAAAGGGCCATTATTCATCAGCCCCTTTCTTCTCTACCTGACATCTACAAAATACAGAAGCTTTTTTAGGGTAAGTTTTTGTTTCTTTCTCACCTGATTTTTTATCTTCATATTCTCTCTTTACGATGGTTGTAATCTTAGTAGCTTTTTGACCTTTTCTCACAATATAACCCTGTGCTTTCCATCGATTGAAAGTAAAAATATCTACATAAGGTTCACAATCACACTCTAAAGTTTCTTTCAAAATTTCATAATTAACTTCTGAAAAACCTTCAAATTTCTTAGCTTCTAACTCACTCATTTTCATTGCCATATTGTCTTCTATCCCTTCTCCTATAAGATTTCGCCTTAGTTATATTCACCTGCACATTCACATGCAGGTGAACCTTCATATTTATCTGAATAAGAACAACCATGTGAATGATTAACCTTATTCAAATACGCCTTATTTCTGATATGCCTTAATACATCTTTTACAAGTTACTTCTTCAAACTTTCCTTTTTTGATCATCACTGGTTCTGTCCAAGGTGACTGACCACATAAAGAACTTTTTCCATCTTTTCTTTCAATGTGAATCTTTCCAGAAACTATAACTCTCATTTTTTTCTCCCCTTATCGAATAAATTTAGCAAAAGTGATTGTTCTAGGACGTTGATTCCACTTCCTAGCAATCTCTTTACTTTTTTGATTAAAAGCATCGATATAAGGCATGATAAATTTCTTAGCTTCTTCACGATCAACATGTCCATTTCTTAAAAGAGCACGATATTCTTCAGCAATACGTTTCGTTTGTTCCATTTTCGCTTTAGGATCTAACACCACTTCTTCAACCTCTTCTTTGATCAATTTAATGTTTGCTTCCATTTCTTCAAACAGCTCCTTTACACGTTTTTCATTCGTTGTGTTTTGAATGATTTCATAATAGAATCTTTCCATTTCTTCAATACGTTGTTCTTTAGTCATTTTCAATTCCTCCTATTTTTTAACTTCACA